AGCATCACATTTGTAGTTATCGGCGAAACGCCCGAGTTAGCTGATGTACTTTCTTCTCCAATCGATTCATTCCCAAATGGATTGTCTCCTACTGAAAGCAATCCTAATGCAAAATTTACATTATTTGGAGCTTCTTGGCGTGATACATTAGGCACAAGCGATTCATATAGTCAAGTAAACACATATGATAGACGTCCAGTAGAACTTATAAATAACAGTAATATCGGAACATTGTACTTTAATGTGTACAGTCAAGATACTTCGGATCCACTTAGCTCATATTCATATGAAGCTGAATCATATTCGGAGCGCATCACTAGATCTCTTTCTTAATAAAGGTAAAAAACATGATTACAATTCCAAAATTCTCTAATTTTATCGAATTAGGCGGAACCCTTTCAATCGCTCACTATGGACTTAATGGCGAGTTGATTGAAGATCGCTTTTATTCTAATATCGTTACTACTGTTGGTAAACAGTGGATTGCACAACGTATGAAAGACGGCGGTATCCCAGTTCAAATGACTCACATGGCAATCGGCGGAAATGCAACTGTTGGATCAAATCCTGCAAAGACTACTCCTCAAGTTGGAGACACTGCTCTTAGCACTGGCGGCAGTCCTGCTCTTTCAGAACTAGCACGTGTTGGTTTGACTACAGCTGGTGGCAGTGTTTCTGGTGCTGTTGTTACATATCAAGCAACATTCGCTGCAGGCACAGGCACTGGATCTCTTGTTGAAGCTGGTATTTTTAACGCAGCTACAGGACCACTTATGCTTTGCAAAACTTCATTTGATGTTGTTAATAAAGCAGCTAATGACTCGATTTCCATCACATGGACTGTAACTATTCAGTAATTAAACATGGCAACTTCGCTACTTAAATTTTCTCTAAAGACAAACTTAGTAAAGTCTGTCATTTCAGAGATTGTATCAAACGTCAGTAGATATTATTATGTCTATTGTCATCCGGGCTCTTGGACGAACGAGAGTTCTCCAGAGCCTGTTTCAGATTCATTTGAATATGAAAACGAAACTCGCAATGAAGCGATTTTATATAAACAAATAGACTCTAATGATATATGTGCTGTCGTTCCAAGATATGATTGGATAGCGGGCTATACGTTTGACATGTATGATGAATATTCGAGTAGCGATCCTGCATTCTCAGGGGCAACAGCTCTTGAGAATGCACAATTTTATTGTTTGACTGATGATTTTAATGTATATAAGTGTCTTTATAATAACAACGATAAGCCATCTTCGATAAGGCCTACTGGTACTTCTACAACTCCTATTAAATTAGATGATGGATATATTTGGAAGTACATGTACACCGTTCCACTGTCAGTTCGTAATAAGTTTTTAACTGCGACTACAATGCCAGTGGTAACTGCTTTATCAAATCAATTTTATTCTAATGGATCGATTGTTTCTTATACTATTGAAAATCCAGGTAAAGAATATCCAGTAACATCTTATAAAATTATAGGATTTAAAATAATTGATCCTGGATCTGGTTATACAACAAATCCTACAATTACTGTAGCAAATCCTGATCAAGTAGGTGGAACTCCTGCAACCGCAGGCGTAATTACTCGCAGCGGTGGGCAACTAACATCGGTGTTGGTTGATGCACAGGGATCTGGATATTCATATCCTCCTATTATAACTGTTATTGGAGGCGGAGCCTCTCGTCAAGCTTCGCTAGAGCCAATTGTTGAACGAATTGGCAATGTTTTCACACGATTAGAAGTTACTGGCGATGGATACTTAGAAGAAAATCCATATGTTGTAGATTCTATAGATATAGTTACTGGTGGAACAGGTTATTCATCTGTGACTTTTCAATTTATAGATCCAGATCTTCCAAATGGTGTTAAAGCTGTTGCTTCGGCTATTGTATCAGGAGGAGTAGTAACTGGAGCAACTATCACTAATCCAGGATTTGGATATTCAAAACCGTTCTTTTCAATTTTACAAAATCCAAATGCTTCAAATATTGTATTAGTTCAAGCTACATCACTTGCTGGACAAACAGCGAGTGGATTGACTTTCCGTGTCAACACTAAGAAAAATGAAGCTGAATTAATACCCATTATCAACGCAAATGGCGAAATAGAAGCTATACAAATTACAAAACCTGGTGTAGGTTATACGTATGCACTTGTAGATGTAATCACTTCATTAGATCCAGAAGATGAGCCAGATTTCCAAGAAGCTTCTATATTATTAAACTTTGGAATCGGTGACATCGAATCTCGTCAATCTACTGTTGAATTAACGGCAGTTGACGGAGGCATACATGTTATAAAAATTGTTGATGCTGGTTTAGGATACACTTCTGTACCTACTGTAACTATTACTGGCGATGGAACTGGGTGTAGTGCTACTGCGTATTTAACATCTACTGGTTCAATAGACAGAATTGAAGTTAATAGCGTTGGTCAGGGATACACAAAAGCAACAGTTACTATAGTAGGACCATCTGCTTCTCCAGCTGTTGCTAAGGCAATGATTTCGCCTAAAGGCGGTCACGGAAAAGACGCTGTCAGTGAGTTATATTCAAAGACTATCGTATTCCACGGCAATTTATCCAAAGAAAAAAATCAAGGATTTATTTCTACTAATGATTATCGACAAGTTTGCATTATTAAAAACCCAAAGATATTTAATAAGCCAAGCAATTTAAGATTATCATTAGCTTCAACGTGTTTTGTAGCAATAGGTACTTCTTCTCAGACAGGATTTGCATCTATAAATTTAGATGATATACTAACTTGGACTGACACCACTGTAACTCCCAATAAAGTTTACAGCTTTAGAGTTATTGAAAAGAATGCCTCTTACTCTGCCACTGAATCAGCGCTCCTATTATCCTATCTAGACAATAGAATTCCAAGTGCTGGATCTACATTTAGCAAAACAGGTATCACCTTTAGTACCACAAATATAGTTTTGCCAGACGTTAATAAGTTTTCAGGAGATTTATTAACGATCGATAATAGATTGAAATTTTCTCCATCCACAGAGCAAATTGTAGTAGTAACAAACTCAATTACATTCTAATCCGAATAAATATATTAATCTAACTTAGATTAATTACTCAAAAGAGAAAAGTATGGCACTAAATTTCAATATTGAACCGTTTTTCGACGACTATTCTGAAAACAAGAAATTCTATAGAATTTTATTTCGTCCTGGTTATGCTGTTCAAGCACGAGAGCTAACACAGCTTCAAACAATACTACAGCAACAAATTAAGCGTCATGGCGACCATATGTTCAAAAATGGTGCTATGATTATTCCAGGTCAAATCTCATATGATTCAAATACTGCATATGTAAAAGTTGGTGCTACAATTTCTGGATCATCAGTTAGTACGTTTTCGGTACTATCGAATGTAAATGGAAAAATATATAGAGGTCAGACTTCTAATGTTGAAGCTCTTGTTCTTACTTCTACTCCTCTCGAAGTAATTAATAATACTACTGAAGCCAATACATTATTCGTTAAATACATACGTGGAACTGGTACATTTAACACTGGTGAAATTATTTCTCCAGTTGATGGATCGACTGGGTTAGACTTAACTGTACAAAGTACTAATTCACCTCTAGGTTATGGTACTACAGCTACAATACAAGAAGGTGTTTATTATATCAAAAACCATTTTGTGTTTGTTGAAGCACAGACAATTGTAGTTGCGAAATATAGTAAAATCCCAAGCGCTAAAGTTGGTCTTCAAGTTAATGAAAGTGTTGTATATCCCGAAGACGACGAAAGTTTATTAGATAATGCTTTAGGATCTCCAAATTATGCAGCTCCTGGTGCTGCACGTTATTCTATTGAATTGAAACTAACAAGTAAAAGTTATGATTCTACTGTAGATGCAGATGAATTCATTACACTTCTTACACTGAAAGAAGGCGATGTACAATTCTTAGTTGATAAAACACAATACGCCGAATTAGAGAAAACTCTTGCTCGAAGAACCTACGATGAATCGGGCGATTACACTGTACGAGATTTTCCTATAGAATTGCGTGAATACCGCAACAATGATAGAGGCGCTTGGACTGCAGCAAAGTATTATCTCAAAGGAGATATTGTCACTAATGCGAGTAAGACATACAAAGCTAAATCATCGCATACGTCTAGTGGAACATTTGCAGCAGATACCAGCAATTGGTTAGAAGATACAAGCCCTTCATATAACTATGGTCTATATCAAGGTCCTACTGCAATCGCAACTGGCGTAACAGCTGAGAACATTTCAGATCTCACCACAAAAGTTTCACTCGCTATTGAACCTGGTAAAGCGTATGTACGTGGATATGAAATCGAAAAAATAGTTACACAGTATTTGACTCTCGATAAAGCACGAACAACTTCCAATTACGAGTTAAGAAGTGTTGATAATAGTCCTGGTAACTATATTATCATTAAAAACCCAAACTATCTACCAGATATTAACACAGAT